GTCCTCACTCGAGTTGCCCTTGAGCCTGCCGCAGTCTCTGACAGCTGGCGGAAGTGGTTTAGCGAGGCAAGGCCAATGGGCCAAGTTATCGCTGCCACGGAAGAAGAGTGGGCTTCGCGCCTACCCAGCAGAGCCAGAGGACTGGTGAAATCGGCCAATTTAGGCGGTCTTACTCGCAAGGACCTAACCATAAAGGCCTTCGTCAAGCGTGAGAAACGTGTCTCGCGTGTGGGAGCACGATTGACGAAGGCTGAGCCAGATCCCAGGCTTATCCAAGGGAGGTCCGTGGCGGTTAAAGTCGCCACCGGGCCTTTCACTTGGGCTTATGGTAAACGCTTATCCACAGTGTACAATTCTAGAGGTAGATTCATGTATGCGGGTGGAGCAAGTGCGGAGGAGGTAGGGCGTTTCTACGACCACAACCCTGCCAAGGACGGCTATTCATGGGTAGCTATAGATTGCAAGAGGTGGGACCGTTCGGTGGGGCCGGTGCAGATGGAATGTTTGCATCATGAATACCGGCACTGCGGCGCTGACGACGAATGCCTTAGGGCACTCGAATGTCGCGACGGAGTCAGAACGGGAGTAACTTCACACGGCCTTAGGTTCAAGCGAGTCGCGCAAGTGGCCTCCGGAGACGGTGACACTAGCTGCGGCAATTCCAGGTTGCACCTGGTTATGCTTGAGACGTGTGATGCAGTGCGGGCGGCAGTAGTGTCTGGCGATGATGCCATGATACTCACAAACAACGTCAACACAGTGTTAGACCGATATCGAGAAGGGGGGTTCGTCCCTGTGCTCGCGGATGACACCGACTTTTGCAGTCAACTGTTCTGGCCAACACAGGACGGTACGGTATTGGGGCCCAAAATCGGCAGGTTGCTAGCGAAGACATTCGTTAGTACAAAGCCTTTCACGCATACGAAGCAGCTGGAATGGCTCAGGGGAAATGCCCTGGGTCTTAGGCACTCGTGCAGCTTCGTCCCCATACTCCGTGTGCTGATTCCACGCTTACTAGAGCTTACGGGCAAAGGAAAGGTGTGGCGGGAGGACGGTTACAAATACAAGGTGCGTGCCAATTTAAGGCACGTAGCATGCAATTCTACGTGGGATTTCTTCACCAATAGGTACGGTATTGGAGAGGCGGAAGTTTTGGACATGGAATCCGAAATTTCTTGCATGCAGCTGGGCGACGTGCTTTCGCACCCCGCTTTAGTCTTGATAGTTGACCGGGACAATTAGTCCTCAGCACAACGTACCACACACGCACTTTGGGACGTGTGGACGGGTTCGCGACCGTCCGTTGGTAGCAATCCCCTTCCGGGCTCAATAAATATACGGAGGGGTTACAGACCCAGAGAACCTTCA